GGTAGAAGAGTCAAAACTTCTCTCATTGACTTTTCGAAGTCAGCTGCTGCATTGACTCCGACCACTCCAACAGCTGCTGCTGCCGTTCCGAAAGCTGCTCCTGCTTTGATGCCGAGAGCGCCAACGTTCTTTGCGAAACCTTTGACACCTCGTTCAGCTTCGTTGAGTGCTTTCTTGAGACGACTGGTGTCACCTTGAATGCCAATAACAATGGGTCTTGTTGCCATGTGTGACTCCTAACGTCTTCTGCCCTTCTGCCGTTCCTGCAATCTCTGCTGTGTTTGTTCTTTCTTTACATGCTCCATAAGCGCATTAACTTCCCATAGACGCATGCTTTGCATGTCTGTCCATGAGAAGTTGAAGCGATGTGCAACGAGCGCAAGATTTACTGCTCGCCGTCTTCGGTAAAATCCACTTCATCACTCTCCATGTTCAAAGAGAGCTCTCCAGCCATTTCGAAAGTGAACTCAGGGTTCTCTCTCTTCTTGCTGATATACGCAAGAGCTTGAAGCATCCTCCCTTTGGGTTTGGATGGATCTGTGACTGCATCGAACGGAAGACCAGTGAGATCTTCGATCTCGACAATCTCCGCAATGGTCAGATCGTTGATGTTGAAATTGATTGTTTCTTTTGGGTCCGTCATTTGCGGTATTTTCCCTTCACTTGAGAGACACCATGTTTTCGATTGAATTCTTTTGCAATGTCATTCATGGCATCGGTGTATCGATCAACGAGTCGTGTCCATGCCTTCGGAACTGCCTTCCTGATAAAAGGGTTGCCCTTTGTGCGTTGTCCAGTGGCTTCAATGAATCGACCACTGTGGACTGCACGAGCGTATGGAACGCCTCGTTTGTTTTTATATTTATTGCCAGCATGGATTCGACCTTGAGATCGAGTTGCTGAAGCTCGAATTGATCCGAGCAATTTCTTTGTGTCTCCTCGAGGAACCATGCCCTTCGCAGTACTTGCGACAACCTCAGCTGCATGCTTCGATGCTTCTCGCATCTTGGCAGAGAGCTCCTTGTCGTTCACTCGTCTGATAGACATGGCAAGATTCTTCACTCCACCAGCTCTCACCAGTGGAGTGTCGGAGACTCCTCGTTCCGCACGAATCCGATATTTCCGCTCTTGGATAGCCATTAGAACGCAGTGTCAGTGCTCTGATAGGTGATCGTGATTGCTGGATTGCTTCCGTCATGGAGAACCGTGAATGGAAGTGACAACCGAACAAGATCGTCAGTTGAAGCAACTGGTGTTGAACCAGTGAACTTCACAGCTGGCATGGTCACATGAAATAGATATTTATAGGTTGAAGCGATTGTCTCACCAGTGAAGATGAACTCAAGCTTCTGCACTGTGCCATTCACGAAAGCGTTGTATTCAGCAATGCTGAACTCGCCTTCGATGGTTCCTGTGTAGGAAGGAACAGCTGATCGAACTGGTTGTGACTTTACAGCAGAACCTTTCAAGAATTTTCTTTCCGTGTTCATTCCAAGATCACCAGTCAATTCGATTGAGGTGAATGTGCTCACAGCTGAGTCAGCGATCTCGACTGTTCCCTGCGTGAATACAAAAGGATCAGCGCTCGTTGGGTACGTTGGGGAAGAAGCAGCTGTTGAGGTCTGCTCTGCTTCCGCATCAAAATCAACCGTCATCTTTAGTGCTTCATCAACTGAACACCCAATGGTGAAACCAGTCGCAACACATCCTTCATAGGTGAAGTCTTTGAGTGTGCCAGTGGTATCGACTCGAGGCATTTGGATCGTGTAACTTGTCCCAGGACCTGTGTCGTTTGTTGTAAAGGTTTGAAGATAGGCAGCTGTTGAAGCTTGCTGCGTTGGACCTGAGCTTGCACCGAGTAGATGCTTGAGCAGGAGTCCATGTCCTTTGTTGAGTACATCGCATTCGATGGAGCCTGTTGCGCCAACTGCGATTGTGTCGTGTCGATCAGAGCGTATCGTTTCCATGTTCTGCCTGAATCCAACAGATTCGATGTAGTTCACATCTTTCTGCCATGCGTCTCCAGTTGCCTCATAGCCACGAAACCCTGATGTTATTGCTGTTCCATAGGTGCTCTCTTCAGCTACACCACAGAACTGATCAAGTATTGATGCCATTATTCTTGAACCTCCTCAGATTCAGATTTGGACTTCGTGACAGCTGAAGCTGATTTGAAGTCGGGATTGTCTGCGAGAATCTTTCCATCAGCTGCACAGACCTCGAATGAGGTTCCTTTGTCTGCTGTGATTGTTCCGCAGTTGGGAAGTGTTATTTGTACGGAGTCCATAGCTCCGATGTATTCAAAGGATTTTCCTTTACTCATTGAAGTCTCGCTTTCGCTTGAATAGTTAATGTGATCTCAGTCAGTGGTCCTTCGCCTGTTTCGACTGTGCTCAACTCCATTGATGTGATCTGGCAATAAAGCAGTCCAGTCAGATTGTTGAGTTGAGGGTCTTCGACAATGACAGTCTCGACAGCATCAGCAAGAACAACAGCTCTTGCTTCGTTGTCTTGTGGACTTGATCGAGGTTTGCTTCCGACAGAGACAATCACTTCGAGGTCGAACTCTTCGATTCGTCTGCGTCTGCCAGTCGAGATCGATTCAGGTTCGTGTCTGTTGTTGATGATGTCTCCTAGAAAGACACACTCTCTTCGTGCTGCCGCCCCCGGATCAGCGTAAGTGACCTGAATGGAACTGAGAGTTGAGTTCGCTTGAAGCTGTGTCAGCAGTCGAGCTTTGAATGAAGTCATCAGTGTTCCACTCATCGATCTCGCTCCTCATTAACTGGTGCGAGATTTAGTGGAACGTAGTGTTGCTGACCTTCGCCATTTGGTAGCGGAGGAAGACCAAGTTGTTCTCTGACTTCATCGATTGAATAGATTCCTGCCATAAGACCTTTGCTGAATCTGTCGATTGATTCAGTTGTTCCTCTGTGAAGTGATTGAAGATCGAACTTCACATAAGCAACTGCTATCCCTTGAGACCTGAGAATCTGTGTCAGTCCAGCTTCGAGTCGAGTGACGTAGGGTCGCAGAGAGTACATCGAGAACGCAACGTTCTGTTCGTGCAATCCTGAACCCCATGAAGTAGAACCAGAAGCATCAGCGAGAAGGTGAGGTGGTACTCCGTAGATTCGAGCAACATCACCGACTGTTGATTGTCGTGTTTCGAGGAACTGTGAGTCTTCAGGATTCACAGAGATCTTCGAGAACTTTGCTCCTTCAGTGAGGACAGCAAGTCGATGAGCATTTGATGCTCCTTTGTGCATGGTGTTCCATGCTGACTTCAGCTGATCGACTCCTTCTGGTGAGAGCTGACCGTTCACTTCGACAATGGCGTTCGGGATTCCAGAGTTGCCAAAGAAAGCTCCTCCGTACTTCTGAGCGCCTATGCCGAGACCGATCATCTCTCGAGCTGCCGTGATAGGTGAGACACCAGTGATGTCTCCAGGTTTTACTAGACCTCGAAAATGAGCAATGTCATTTTTCGTGAATACAACGTCAGGAGTGTTCGAGGAAGTGAATGTACATTCACCATCTTCGAGCTTTGGAGTGATCGTTGTTGGGTCTAGAGGTGTCAGCTGTACAACTTGACCTGCTTCGTTCCGAACTGTTGCAACGTAGGCATTGCCATCAAGCAACAGTGACATCATGATCTGATTCAGAACGTCATGGTTGTTGAGATAGGGATTCATTTTGTCCATGAATGCTGGAAAAGGTCTGAAGGGTCTTTCGACTCCTTCTCTTCTGAACTTGATGTCGAAGGGAAGTGTCGAGATGCTATCGGAGAGCAGTCGTGTCGCTCCGAACACAGCTGACAATGTGAGTGCTGTGTCGTAATTGACAACTTCTCCTGCTGTGGTCTGAATATCTAAAGTGTCCAGACCACGTTTCCAAATATCAGCGAAGGAGATGTCTCGTTCTTCAGAAGCTCCTCCGAGAATGCGTTTGATAATCATTCAGCACTCCTCTCGTCAATGACGAAAGAAACCCTGAGAGCGATCAACCCACCAATGATCCATGCCAAAGGTGTGAAGATCTGACCGACTCCAAAGATTGTGAGTCCGACTCCTGTGCTGAAGAGGATTGGATTGATCCATTTCATTTGTCCTCCTAGTAGGCAATCGGGGCTCGATGACGGTGACGTTGAAGAATCACGTTTACATCAGGGAGCGGAGTTGGTCTGTCCATTGATGGTTGTGCAAGTTGAATGTTGCCGAACTCACTTGAGATGCTGAGAGCTCGTTCAGGTATTCTCGAGAGCTGCTCGATCAAGTGGTATCTGGCTAGTGTTCGACATGCCCATGCAATGTCAGCAGGAGGTTGTTTGGTCACTCCTGCTTCGTATTCGATGATGACTTTCTGTCCTGCTTCTGTGTAGTCCCACACGGAATCTTCCCGAATGATGACACCAGAATCGAACAGTGAGATCTTGTTCTTCTCATCTGTCGAGAGTGCAGTTCCATCGATGGTCGCTGAAATGATCGTTCGAGGGAACATCTCTTTCAGCTTGATGTTCTGATCGTCTGTGCCAGTGAGAATGTCTCTGTGGTAGCGATAGACGAATGATGTGCCACAGAAGTCATCGATGACTTGTGTTGCCCATTGGATAGCTGACACGAGATCAGCGAGTGGAAAAGCAGAAGTCTCACCTGAGATCGAATCCATTGATCGAACTTCAGCTGGTGTGGTGTAGAACCCACCGATGACTTCATGCTGTGTGAGGAATGTTTGAGAGTTGCTGCTCCACGTTCCGTTCCAAGTAACTGTCAGCAACTTCAGGTCTGTTTGAGCTGAAAGTGTGTAACTGTAGACACCACTTCCGACAGCTGTCGCAGCTGTACCTGATGAAACGATTGTGTTTCCAGCCTCATCGACAATCCCCAATGTGACTGATCCATCAGCTGCTGTTGCTGTCTCTCCCGAATAGAACGTGACTTTCAGCGTCTCAACCGTATCTCTGAGAATCAGGTGTGATTCTGAATCTGGTTTGACGTAGTAAGTCATCTGAACTCCTATTCAGTAGCTGTTTCAACTTCCTTTGACTCGGAAGCTGTTTCGACCTTTGTCGATTTCTTGCGTGTTGCTTTCACAGCTTCAGCTGTTCCAGCTTTGATCAGACGTTCAGCGTCTTTCTTGTCTGACCAGTCCACAATCTCGCCAGCTGAGAACGCTCCGTTCACAGCACATGAGATTGATTCGAGAATGCGAATTTTCATTGTGTCTCCTTAGACATGACAACGATGGTCAGAGCCCACAAGGAGCCCTGACCATTCATTGAGTGATTAGGCTTGCACCAGTTTTCTGAGTGCATTGGTATCAACGATGACACCACCACCACGAACGATGAATCGAACGGAGATGAGGTCTTTGTTGAATGAGACAGCGTTTGTGCTTTCGACACGAACGCCACCAGCAACTCTTGCGAAATAGCCTTTGGAGAAGTCGCCGTATACAACGGTGCTCTTTCCTGTTGCTATTTCATCCATATTGGTGTCTGTGTAAACACGGCTTCCGAGTAGCTCGTCAGGAGCTCCAGTGCGGAGACCAGGTGACCACAGATAGTTTGAGTCACCATCTTTGAGTTTCCGAACAGCTTTGAGAGTTGAGTCGTTCATTGCCCATGAAGCATTTGCTCGGTAAGGAGCGATGATGCTGTGTTGTAGGTCAATGAGTTCGTCAGCTGTGATAGCTGTTGCAGATGCAGCTGTCTTGCCAGTGGTGCAGTTGTCATAACCTTGAGGTTGTGAGGAACCTGAACCAGTGGTGAGGTGAGCACTCCATGCTCGACCTACAGCAGCTCCACCTTGCTCTCCGATGAAATTGACAACATTAAAGTTTCCAACTCCTTGATCTTCGATGAGCTCTTGTGAAACTTCAACGATGGCTGCGTATTTGTAAGTGCTGAGTGTGCTTTGTCCGAAGGTTGGATCACTTTCAGAAATGGTTCCAGCTTCTGCAACGAGAGCACCAGAGGAGAATCCTGTGACCGTTGGGATCAACATGTCTTCACCAGATGCTGTTTGTAGAAGTGTGGCTCCAGCTTGAAGTGCTACGCCTTCTTCAACGAGCTTCTCAACTACGTTGTCATAGAGAATGTCAGTGACGATGTTTCCACCAGCAGTTGCTGAACCTTTGGTGAGGTCACGTTGTTCTCCATGTGATTCGAATGAACGGATTTCGCCGTTCAAGAGTGCTTGAAACTGGTCACGATCAGATCGAACTTCTTCCTTGTTGGATTCAGAAGTCAGAGCTTCGTATGACTCGAACTGTGCTCTTGCTTCAGCTGCTTCTTCTTCTCGCTCGATTTGTCGAAGTCCTGTTTTGATGACTTCATCGAGGCGATCAATTTCAGCATTCTGTCGCTCGAAGGTTTGTTCTTCTTCAGCACTCATGTCTCGACCTTCGGCTTCGTCAGCTAGTTCACGAAGTGAGTGAACAGCGCTTTGACGATCCTCGAAAGCCTTCTTAATGCTTTGAGCATTCATGAGTTATCTCCTAAAGATAAATAAATGGATAAGGGATGGTGACGAATTTCTGCTCGATCACCTGATGAAAGATGAAAGTGGCGTTCCAGTCGAGTGAGTTTCGCTCGGCTCTTCTGGTGCAGCTTCCTCTTCGTTGAGTAAGTCAGAGAGACTGTTTGTTTCAGCAGCTTCCATGACTTCTTCGATTGGTAGTTCTTTCTCTTCTGCGAGACTTCGCAACGATGCTTCCGCTGCAAGGTAGGCAGGGAACACGACTGGACCGACATCACGAAGCGCAATCTCTGTGAGTGTGCGGAGTGGGAATCCGTCATCTGTCGAATCCCACGTGTCGCCGATCATCCTGAAGCCAAATGAGCTCCCTGATAGATCTCCTCTTCTGAGGAGTTCAGCAACATCTCTTCCGAGTGTCGTGTTCGGTAGATCGACTTCATAGCGGAGACCATAGTCATCTTCCATGAGTCGAAGAGTGCCGTTGCTCGTTCTCCCCAACAGACCATCTGGTTCATGGTTGAAGAGTGCTCGAACATCGGCTTCTTGTAATGTCTTGCGAAATGCGTTTGGAGCAACTCGTTCAACGAACCCTCCAAGATTTTGTGAAGTGCTGTTGAATACAGCTGCATAACCAACTGCTGTGATCTTGTCGTCTTCTTCTCGAAGCTCGACTCCTTCGTTGGCTGTTCGTCTTTCATAATTCATTGGAATGTTCCTCTCATTCTCGGCTTCGATTTGTTCGGCTTTGCGTTCTGCCCATTTCGCAGCTCGCATTGGATCAGATGCACTTGGGTTCCCTCCCCACAACAACCACGCAACAGCTCCGGCTCCAGGCCAGTCAGCATGATTGGTGTCTGTGTTTCGTGGTGCATCGAGATCAGATTCGTGTCGAGCGAACCATGCTGCCATGCGTTTTGGTTTCGATTCGACTGTGTAGCCTTCAGCGAGCTGTCGTGCTTCACGAATGGTTCGTGCAACGAGACCATCACCACCAAGTCCTTCTTCATAGAATCG